AACCTACCAAAGAACCTAGCCACAGCTTAATTGAATAGGGGATAAGTCATGGCATTCATAACATCAGGTGGAACAGTAATTGCTTACGCAGAAGCATCTGACGTGAAAGATAAAGACCAACGTCTGTTTGAACAGAATGAGGTCAACTTCACTGACGTACCTGATGCGCCAGGTTCCTTAAACAATTATATTGAAGATTTAACACAAAAGAGCACAGCACGGATCAATCAAAAGATCCGTGCTAGTGCTCAGTGGAGAGAATATTTGGGTATTGCTGGTGCTGGTTATTCAGACATCAACAATATACCTGATTTCAATCCCAGTTTAATCCTTGCTAGAAAAAGTGATTTTACTGACATGTGTTGCTATTATACACTCAAAGAATATCTGCTACCAAAAGTAGCAGACTTTGGCAATCCTGAAAGTGCAGAAGTTCAAAAAATTAAATACTTTGAAAATAAATTCAATGATTTGTTTCAAGAACTGTTAGCAATGATGGATTGGTATGACAGTGACGCCAGTGGTGCTGTAACAGATGGTGAGAAGCGTACACGCTTTGAACTTACACGCAGAACCAGAGGGCGCCGTTCAATAAGTTGGGTAAGATAAAATGGCTATAAGAGATACATTACTTGCAAATCTAACCACAAGCCTATCAGGCAGCAATGTTACTATTAGTAGTGAGTTGCCGTTTGAAGCTGGTGGTATAAGATTATATGATAAGAACATGAAGAAGTTGTATCTATCCTATGATAGAACCGCAATGACTGAAATGTTTAATACATTAAGTCCTGCAACAGATGTATATCAAAAAGAAATAACATTGAATGCATATTTTACTGTAGATGCAAAGAATCAACCCAGTGACATAGACACAGTTGTTTCTAGAATATTGAACAGTAGATTAAGTGTATCAAACTGTCATTTAAATGAATGCACAGTTTCAAATGATACATTTGATGACAAAATCACCTATACTTTTGAGTATAGATTTTTAACACTATAAGGAGAACCAAATGGCATATATTGCAGTAAATGATACAGCTAACTTTGTACGTTTGGATATCAATGCTAGTGGAACTTTTGCCAATGCCAACGCCGCTATGGCCCAGGTTGCTAACGTAGTAAACATTCCCGCTCTCACAGACGTGACTGTTTCTGCCTCACCTGGTACCTTTAGATGGCAGCAGCTAGACAGCCTAAGTGAATATGTTGTAACAACACCATCAACCAATGAAATTTCATTGACACTGGTATTGGATGACACTTCATTCTATACAGGCGCAAACAGTACCCCTGGTATTTTTGCCATAACAAACAATAAAACATTAACATACTTCCGTCTATACTGGGCTGGTGCCAGCACCGGTGATAGATACATTGAAGGTTCAGGCTATCTAACAGCCTTAGCCCCAACTGTGAACCCAGGTTCACCAGTTTGGACATCACCTTTAACTATCTCAGTTACAGGTGACTTTGTAACAGGAACTAAGTAAATGACTAACGCTTATAGGGGGGAAACCCCCTATAAGTTTATTAGTAGGAGAACAATATGAAGTTTCACCCTAAACATCATAGAGCTTTTGAATCATTGATCCGCAAGGATGAAGATGATCAATGGATCTGGCAGGGTAGTGTAGATGCGGGAAAACCAATTATAACAATTAATGGTGTAGAATGGGATGCAAGATTATTTGCATTAGCAAGAGAAGGTCATGAAGTTGACACAGATGCTGAAATACTAAACAAATTTGGCAGCAGTTTAGATTGCAATCCAGACCATAACACACTAAAAACTAAAATTTCAAATAAATATGTAGGTACACAAGATGCAGATATGGAACAAACACACCACTCAAGAAATTCTGCAGACACTTGAGATGGAACTAGCCAAGACGCAGGCTGAATTGCGTTGTGCAGAAACAGATATACAAAAATCAAAGAATAGAATTGCGTTTTGTTTAACAGCAATTCATCATTTGCAAAATACAGATATGGAGAAATAAGATATGAAGTTAAGTCAACTTGCAGCAAAACCAGTACTAATCAAAGTAGAACTAGATGATGAGGACACCATTAAAGAATATGGTGAGCCTCTAGAGTTTTGGGTCCTAGACCGTCAACCCATTGACAAATATGTTGAAATGGCCAAGACAGGCGCAGATAATATTGGGGAAATGGTACGCATTGTTAATGGATTAGTATTAGATGAAAATGGAGAAGTCATTGCCCGTGATGGTTTGGTTTTTCCAGGCAAACTAATGGTTAGAATTTTACATAAGGTGGTAGAAACACTGGGAAACTAACACGCGAGCATTTGCCAGAGGAGTCAGTTGAATTAAACATGGTATTGGTAATTGACGCATTGGGTAAAAGATATGGACTGTTACCCAGTCAAGTAATGCAAGAAGCCAATACATTTGATATTTTTATTATGGATGCAGCACTAACATATGAAAATCATCAACATGAAAAGGCAATGAATAAGAATAAAAAATTAGCAGCACCTAAAAAGGTTACAGCAGTAACAGATGAAGAAATGTTAGAGAAGTATAAGAAGTTTAAGGAAAAGAAATGAAAATCAGCATTGACCTAAAAGATTTTAAAAAACTTATGCAGTTAAATCAATCTGCAGGTCAACACATGCTGGATGATGCTTATATTTTCTTCAAAGAAAAGACTCCAATTAAGTCAGGCAATGCTCGCAGAAAAACAGTTAAAGATAATCAAAGAAAAACCATAACAGGTGACTATCCTTATGCACAACGTTTAGATGAAGGTTGGAGTAAGCAGGCACCAGAAGGTATGGTCCAACCTACCATTGATTATATCAATCAAAGGCTCAGCCGCTACTTAAAAGGAAACTAACATGGCATCAATTAAAGTCACACTTGAACTAGATGACAAAGAATATGTAAGTAAGTTAAAAGCTGCTGAAACACAGACAAAAGCGTTAGGTGCCGCTGGAGCCAGTGCTGGTACTGCTGGTGCTGCTGGTATTGGTGCAATGACTGTTGCAATGCGTGGCTTACAAGCTGCTTCAATGGCGGCAATGTCAGCTATGGCTCCACTGTTGGCCGCGGTTGCTACATTTCAAACTATTAGTGCAGCATTTACGTTAGGTGATGATATCAGTGACCTTGCAGCTGGTAGTGGTATTGCTGCCGCAAGTATCATTAATCTACGTGCTGCATTAGCTGCAAGTGGCGGTAGTGCTGATGACGCAGCATTAATGATTGCTAAATTGACCAACAACTTGGAAGCCGCTACCGAGATGGGTAGCCAAGCACAAAAGAACCTGTTAAAGTTGGGCTTTAGCCTAGAAGATATTCAAACAATGACGCCTGAAGAGGCATTACGCCAAACCATTGTAGGTCTATCACAGATGGAAGATCCTATACAGCGTAATGCTATGGCCTTTGACATGCTCGGCAAAAGAGCAGCTCAAATTGATTGGAATAATGTTGAGCAAAGCACACGTACAATTACAGCAGAACAAAAAGCACAAGCAGAAGCAGCAGAACGTGTAGGTGAAGCATTTGATGTAGTAGGCGCAGCATTTAATAGTACAATGTTAGCACTTATGGATTTACTGTCACCATTTGCTGATTTAATTACCGCTCTAAGTAACAGCAGTGAATTAAGTGGTGTTACTAGTGTTATCTTCACTACGCTTAAGGGTGTTTTTGCATCAACAGCAACAATAGCATATGGCTTAGCACAAACTATTATTGGTTTGGTAGATGGCATTTATAGTTTAGGTAAAGCAGGCGTACAGGTATTGTCACGTGATATAAGTGGTGCAAGCAATACATTTAATAGTATGCTTGGACGCCAAGAAGAACGGCTTAAGAAAACAGGTGATTTTGCTGTAGGACAATGGAATAGAATTGTTAACCCACCTGCACCCACCGGTAGAGATAACAATACACCACGCCGCGCACTTAGACCAGGCGCAGGTGATGCAGCCAAAGCTAACAGAGAAGCTGAAGCATATGAACGTCAAATAACACAGGCTATTGAACTTGGTAATGCAATTGAAGCACAAACAACTAGTTTATCTAAAAAATATGATGTTGAATTAAAGAATATTGGTCTTACACAAGATCAAATTAGATTAAACAATGAACTTGCTGCTTTAAATGAAAAACAATTAGCTGATATTGCAAAAATTGAAAGTTTGAATAAACTTTCTGATGCTGAAAAGGCAGCAAGAATTGAAGAGATCAATAAAAAATATGCTGATCAAGAACAAACAATTAGAAATGGCAACCGTGCTGTAAATGATGCTGTATTAGCAGAACAGCGTAGACTGCGTTTACTGCAAGAAATTTCAGAAGCCCAAGCACGTCTTGTAAAACGTCAATATGAAGGGTATATTGTACAACAAGAATTACAACAAGCAGTAGGCAATCAAGGTTCTAGAGAAACACAAAGAAATATTGAAAGACTTAGAATTGAAGGCAATTTTCTAGCACAAAGAACACAGTTAGAAAAAGATTATGCTAACGCCATTGAACAAAGTCAAAAAGATGATATTGAACGTAGATTAAGAACTCTTCAAGATGGTTATAATGAAGAAATAACTGCCTTAAAAAATAAAATTTTAGTAGAAGATACCCTGCGTCAAAGTCAACGTGCTGGTATGGTAAGCGTGCTTGAAAATTTAGCTGATAGTGTTACACCATTCCAAGTTGCTGTTGATGCTACCAGTGCAGTCTTTGGTAATCTAGAAAATGCAATCAGTGACTTTGCTAAAACAGGTAAGTTTAACTTTGGTGAGTTTGCTAAGAGTGTTATCAGAGATTTAATTGCTATTACACTAAGAGCAATCATCTTAAGAACCATTCTAGCTGCATTTGGTAATATATTTGGCGGTGGCGGTGGTGGTGGCACAGCAATGACATTGAATA